GTTTTCAAAATCTTCGTCACCGTCACCATCTTCTGCACATACTTTTAATAGATCCAATTCAAATTTAGTCATCTTCCATCAATCTCTCTTTCCAATATTTTTTATCATGATCAATTGCTTTGTTAGTTAGGATTTCAATAACCGTACATAGCCCCTCTAATTTTGTACAGGCGACATCTAATGCTTTTTCTAACTTTTCAAGCTCATGCTCATCGCCTAAAAGATACTGACAAGCAGTGTCAATATCTTCATATTTGATATGTTTGATTGCATTATCATTAGGCATTGTTTTCATGCGTTAGTTCACCTAATTCGTCAATAATAGCTAATTCAAGTTTTTCTTCGGTCATTACTTCTTCACCGAATTCATTTAAAATGTTTTCGTTCAATGTTCTTTGCATTTGAAACATTTCTTTTAATTGTTCTCTTATTTTCATAATTCCTTAACCTTTCTTAATCTTCTTTACTTCAACTCTAATTGTTCTTGTTTATGCTTATAATCGATGCCTAATACGTCATAAGACTCTTTAAAGTATTCAATTACAAACTTTCTTTTTGCATCAGCTAATAAATCTAGTTCCTTTTTTGTTTCACCTTTCCAGCTCCCATAAGGGCATCCCATGCATCCCGTTCTAGAAACATGATCATAAATTTGTGGTATTTCAATGTTAAACTTCTTATAGATTTTTTCTAATAGCTCATCACTTAAATCATGCAAAGGGGTGAATTTTTTATCTTTTGTAAAGCAACTTTTGTATTGAGATTTTCTCATGTTGCTCTCCCCTCCTCTAACGCCCAAAATAGCTTTTTTACCTGTTTGTTTTTCAAATTGTTTAAAAGGTTCTTTTTTTAAAAACTTACAGCATTTTGGAGATACCTTATGTAGTTTGTTAGATAGCAATAACTCTTTTGCTGTTTTATTCAATTTGAAAAGCGTAGTATATTTAATTCCATTCTTACCAGTAAATACATATCCATGAACATGCATCATTAACGAATCTGTTCTACATCCATTTTGATATCTTTCAATATATTCATCTTGTATTTTTGAGAAACATGGACTGCCATACTTTTTCTTTATTTCAAATGGTTTCATTGATGGTAATAAGATACGATCAGCATTTTCTAACATACGTTTTAAAATTTCTTGGTGCTCCATGTACGTATTAACTGATACAATTTCAATTTCATCATCATGTAAATACTCTTTGATAAACCAATATAAGAAATGACTATCTTTCCCACCAGAATAAGAAAGATAGTATTTACTTTTATCAATTTTCTTAAATTTGCTTTCTAAATCTTTTAAATAAAAATCAACTTCATCCATTTTTAAAACCTGTTCCCAATATAATCAAACAAACTTGGTTGATCTTTGCACATTCTCAATGAACAACGTTTCTTGTTTGGATTGTAGTATTTACAAGTTGGACATTTCTTACGATCTACTGGCTTTGCAACATCTTCTTTTCTCATTTGGAATCACCTTCATTCACTGGACTATGTTCTAAATTCCAGTCTTCAGGAATTTTGCTCATACATTTGCATACAGGGTCTAGCTCACAGTTTTTGCAGTTATCTTCCCCATGAGAGTTACAGTAATTTTTAAGAACCTGTAATGAGACGTAATCATTGATGTTAGTTGTTTTAATCATTCTAATTCCTCCAATCGAATATATATACCTGGTATTTCCGCCCAGAACTTTTCAATCAGCTCACTGGCCACTCTGGAATCATTTACATAGAAACCTAACCTCTCCATGATGTCTTTTAATGCCTTGTTTAGATCATCCGTATCAGGCTTGGTATATTTGTACTCCCCATCATGATGTTTACCAGCAACAGGAAAGCACCACCTTACGATTAATCTTAAAGGTCCATCAAAAGGCTTATCAGGAATATACGGTATCAAATGAGCTTTGAGTTTTTCCTTGGCCGTTTTAAGTTCTGGTGGATCATAAAACTTTTTAGTACCCATGTTAACCTTGTGCTGTTGAGCAGTTGTAGTAGGTGGAATCATAGGCATAAAAAATTCAATTTTTCTTTTTTTATTTTCCTCCATTTTTTTACTAGGGTGCTCTAGGTTTGGTGCCCTCTATCGTGCGGGGTGAGTAGTCGTCGTGCGTAAGCTGTCGCACGACTCTTACCTCCGCGTTAGAGGGGGTGCGACCAAATATTTATATATATTTATATATATAGGTCCGTCGCACCCACCCATGCGACCGTGCGATACACCATGGCCCGTCGCACCCTTTAATCATCCTTTCTTTTGATGTATCTTTTGCCATTTTCACCATAGAAAGCTTCAAAATTTTCAGCTAAATCTTCATTCCTTTTTTTACCTTTTCCTAGCCATCCAAGTAATGTTTTGGGAGCTGTATTTAACTTCTCTGCAAGCTCTTCTGCAGGTACTTCTCTACCTTCTATTTCAATGTTTGAGAACTCAATTTCAAACTGATTTACTTTCTTGTTTTTATTTTTTTCAGCCTGTTCCTGTCTTTTTTCTTTGGCCTTTTGCCATTGAGGTTTGACATCATCAGGATCAATATCTTGAAGAACTCCATCTTGATCAACAACATGTACTGGATATTCAAAATAAAGATTAACTGGTGGGAACTTAGAGAACTCTCTCAATGTTCCTTCAATCCTCCATGCAGTAATTGATGTAACTTTGTCCCTTGCTTCATTTACAAGCGTATCTAATTCTTTATAGTATTCATGGCCAAGTTTGCTTTTACAGAAATCAATCATGATACTTTGAGAAAGAACATCATCTTGTGAAAGTTCATTTAACAATTCAGGTCTGTTTGCTCTTAGATAGTCAACGCAGCATCTGCAAGCACTCATATTTCTCAACTGTTTGTAATGTGCTTCATTTAGATCCAATTCAATCAAGTCAAGCAATGCATCAGGATCACGTGCAAATACTCCTGAACCGCTGGCACGGTCCATACTTCTTTTCCCACCTTGTGAACCTTTTGAATGGTGGTGGCAGTAAATAACGGATGTACCTAATTCATTACAGATCTTATCGAACTGGTTACAGAAGTTGGCCATCTGGTCCGCACTGTTTTCATCACCAGTAATAACTTTATAGATTGGATCTATGACTACAGCTATGTAGTCTTTCTTAGATGCCCTTCTAATCAATTTAGGAGCGAGTTTATCCATAGGAATAGATTTACCCCTTAAATTCCAAATATCGATATTAGAAAGGTTATTTGGTTTAATACCGAGTGCATTATAAACATCCTTGAACCTGTGCAAGCATGATGGTCTATCAAGCTCCAAATTGACATATAATGTTTTTCCTTGTGCGCATTGCCAGTTCAACCACTTCTTTCCTTCAGCAATGGCAATACATAATTCTATAAGCGTAAATGATTTACCTGCTTTAGATGGCCCAGCAACCAGCATCTTATGACCTTGCCTCAATATTCCTTCAATAAGAGGTGGAGCTAACTGCGGCAAATTATTCCAACATTCAACTAAAGATTCAGGTTCAGGCAAATCATCATTGATGCTTTCAATCCATTCATACCATTCATCCCATGACTCCTTACCAATATTGGTATCAACAAGAAACTGCTTATGGCCATTTCTAATAACTCCTGGCATCCTTGATAGACGTGAAGGATTACGATTTTGTGTATCGACATCAAGACCGTTCTTTTTACAGATGTTATAGAGGTAATCAACACGCTTACGATATTCTCTCATATCATTTGCTTCAATTTTTACGATTGCATGAAGGCTTTTACCTCCTGAATGAACCAAACATGCTATTGGCAATTCCAATTCTCTCAATACTGCATTCTGTTCAGCTATTGGCATTGAGTCACTTTCTACAAGAGCATACTTAAAATCCGTTACATTTGAGTTCTTACAGCCTTTTCCGTCTAACGGGTTAAATCGTATCCATGCACCCGCTTCTTTGTTGTAATCGCCTAAAACAGCCCCAATATCGCCATCACACTTATTTAACTGTTGTATGAGCTTTCCTGCAGTCCTGTCCCAGCATCCTTGTGTCGGCAAATGCTTTTCATCTTTAAGCCATGTTTTTGTAACGTAACCAACATTTTCAGTTGAATCAAACAGGATCTCTAAGTAAGTAATAAGTTCATTGACTGGATCCCAATTATCAGGCTTTCTTACCTCTCTGCCTTCTATCCAGTTCTTATCGATAATGACCTGTTCGTCTTTTTCAATAACATCATCCCAATCAAGTTCATGGCCACTTTCTTGGTTTATCATTGGTGGAACCCATCCCTGATTTCTAGCATACTGAACTATGGTTCCACCCGTTACACCAGAACCAGTAAAAGAATCCCATTTTCTGTAACATTCATTTTTATGGTATCTTTTAGAATCACGTTGACTCCATGAATCCCAGTCACTAGCGGTATATCCTTCAAATTTAAGTGCCATACCAACACAGCACCATTCCTGATAATCAAGAAGAGAAGGATCAATATTATTCAGTATTTCTAATAAATCAGTTGTATACTCCACTTTTAATCTCCTTCTTTATATGTTGCAGGATCTATTCCATTAGGAACTCTCCACCCTGAAGCAGCTATTCTATTGATTAATTTTCTAGCCGATTCAAAAGACCATGTTCCCACTTGTTTGAATCCTTTGTTTTCTAACAGCCTAATTTGTTTAGGTGTAGCCAATCCTTCTTCTTGTCTTTTATGCAATCTGTCTAACAGCAAAGTTGCTTTTCCAGCATTGTCGACACTGTCAGGATAGATTCCATATTTTTCCAATGCCTTTATTTGTTTTTCACTTGCTGGTGCCATTTCCCATCCAAATGATGGTGTGTAACTTTGTAAGTCTTGGTCCATAATACTCATTTCAAACTGTAATGGATCAACAAGTTTTCCTTTGCATTTTCTCATTTCAGCAAGCTGTTTAGCAAGCGATTCCTCTCTTTGAGCAATGACATCACTTTGAGCTTCTTTTTCAGCATCCTCTATACCTATTGCTTCAAGTACATCTTCAGGAAGTGATGCACTTGCTTTATCTTCTAAATTCTTTGTCATCTGTTTGGCCACTTCATCATTTTCACAAATCAAGTTGGCTGGATGACATAATTCATGGCGTTCCGTATGCCATAAAAAATCAAGTAGTAACAGGTGGTCCTTGCCTTCACATAGACGAGTACCACGACCGACATTTGTGAGTATAAACTTCTCACTTTCGTTGGTCGCAAAACGATAATGCAGTCAACACTAGGGCAATCCCATCCTTCAGTTAACAGCATTGAATTACATAAGACGTTGTATTTGTCATTTTCAAAATCTTTTAATATTTCCGCACGATCCTTACTGTCTCCATTGACTTCTGCAGCCTTAAATCCATTAGAATTTAAAATATCTTTGAACTTTTGAGAAGTTTTGACTAAAGGAAGAAAAACAACTGTCTTTCTATCTTTACAATACTTTTTCATTTCCTTTGCTATCTGTTCAAGATAAGGATCCAACGCAGTTCCTATATCACTTACCTTGAAGTCACCAGACTGAACTCCGACCCCGGACAAATCCATCTTTAGCGGTAACGTAAGTGCCTTTATAGGTGTTAGATACCCTTCTTTGATAGCTTTTGGAAGTGTATACTGATAAGCCAGACTTTCAAAGAAGCTTCCTAAATTTTTCATATCTCCTCTATCAGGTGTAGCCGTTACACCTAATACTTTAGCGCTGTCAAAATATTCCAATACTCTTTGATAACCATCACTTAAACAATGATGTGCTTCATCAATAATGATCGTGTCAAAATAATCTTTTGGAAACTGTTCTAATCTCTTGGTTCTTTGTAATGTTTGTACCGAACCAACAACAATCCTGAACCAGCTTCCAATACATGTTTCTTTTGCTTTTTCCATAGCACATTTAAGTCCTGTTGATTTAGCAATCTTGTCACTTGCCTGTTCAAGCAGTTCCCCTCTATGTGCCATAATAAGAACTCTATCCCCAATTTTTACGCAGTCTTTAGCAACCTCAGCAAAGACGATTGTTTTTCCACAACCAGTAGGCAAAACAAGGAGAGTCTTTTGAACTCCCTTGTTCCATTCTTCAAATATAGAATCATGTGCCTCTTGTTGATAAGGTCTTAACTGCATTAGAATTGTCCTGGATTATAGTTAGGTGTTGCTTGTGGTGTAACTGGCATTTCATCTTTTGGATAGAATTTTTTAATTTCATTGTATTCATTGCCGTTGTAAATTTTTGTACCAATCTTACAGCGTCCTGTTGAACCAGGAACCATTGGCCAGTTCATCTTTAATGGTTCTCCTTTTTTCTTTTGTCCAATTCCTCTAAAGAAGGCACTCAAGATTCTTTCGACTTTTGAATGTAAAAATAATTTATGTTTGATGATGACTTCTTTACCGTTATAGTTGATAGCAATATCTACAGTTACCTGATTGCATGGTGGCATTTTTTCAGAACCATTAAATCTGGTTCTATCATATCCTTTAATTACAAAGTTATAATCATCAGGTGGTAAAATAATATATTCATCATCTTCTTCGATGACACCATCCCAATCTAATTCATGACCTTCCATCATTCCGTTATTCATACCGTTGTTATATGCATCCATTTAATCATCCTCCTAAAACGCTCTGATATTTTCGTTAATAATTTTTAATACTTGTGGCCAAGCACCTATTAATACTCCATTGATAAAGTTTGGATCATAATTATCAATTGGTGTGTCTTCAGGATAATATCCTTTGAAGCTGACCGCTTTTCTAACTTCTTCTTCAGTTACAAGATTTTGATCCATTAAATCCCTCAATGGTTTTGGAATCGTACTTTGTACAGTTTGTTGTACTGAAGCTGCATTTACAGTAGGTGCTGCTTCTTGAATTCCACCTGTTTGTAATTCCTTATCTACTTTGATTTCCTCAACTTTTGGTTCTTCTCGAGAAACTGGAGGAACAGTATTCATAACAGGTGTAGTGTTTAATACTGGTGAAGGTGCAACATTATCATTTAATTGGTGAGCAAATAAATGAGCGATTGCTCCAAAATCAAGTGGCAGTTCTTCAGGTAATCCATCCCTATTCTTTGCGTCCCAGCAAGGGTGATGTGATGTATACATGACACGTTGACCACCTTGTGCCTTATGTTTTTTACCTTTATCATCTACAGCCACGCTGAATGTTTTGTAGTTTGCAAATAAGACCATGTCTGCCCACTCTTTTGTAAGAGGTGCAGTTTGTGCTGTTGTTTTCTTTCCAAGCTTTAATTCATAACGATCGTAAGCACCCATTTCATTAGGCTGTTCAAATTTACGAATAGTTGAATGTGCTGTTAAAAGAACATTTATGTTGGCCACATCTACTACATCCTGAAGAAGATTAAGAAATCTTCCCCATTCTTCAGCAATATAGGTATAACCTGTACCATATCCAAATTCTTCTACACCTGATTTACCATGTTTTGTACAGATAGCTTCCGTACATAATCTTTCAGCCCAGTCGGCAGTATCGATAACTAGTGTTTTACAGTTTCTTTTTTGAATGACTGATTGAACTTCCGCAATCAGCATTTGCCAGCTCGTTGGCTTTGGTAATCTTCTTACATCATATTTTTTAGTAGATCCTTCAGTATCAATAAATAAAGGATCTGGAAATTTCATTGCAAAAGTTGTTTTACCAATTCCTTCAGGACCATAGAAAACAACTTTTTGTGCTCCGTTTATTACTCCTTCAGTAATTTCAAAATCCATTAGAATTCACCTGCTTTCCATGTCGGTTGAGTATTTACTGGTTGAACGGATTTAGAAGAGACATTTTCTTTTACATAGCCATCTTCAATGATTACTGAACATTCATCACCAGTAGATACTCTTGTTGCAATAGCTTGTAGTCCTTCCTGTTCAAGCCATGCATTGAACTCTGTTAAAGTTTTTAGATCCATTTGTTCTAGCTTGTCTAATAAGACAAAACCGCAATCAGGATTTAATTTACGAACGATAGCAGTAGAAACTCTTAATTGGTCACTTCCGCTCATGCTGTCCCATTTCTTTCCTTTGTAAGTCAATTCATTATCTTCAATACTTAATTCAGGCAATGGTAAATCCGCATTGTTCAATAAGTCATATTTTTGTTTACGTACATCTTCAATTTGATTTGTAAGGTTGTCATATTGCGACTTATAACCTTTAGCTTCTTCTTCAGCTTTTTCCTTATCTAGATTTGCTCTAACCTTGCGATTTGTTTCTTCAATTTCAGCTAGGTTCTTTTCTAGTTCATCAGTTGATTGATCCAATAAATCTAAAGCATCTGTCTTGGCCACGCTTAAATCATATGTAGCCTTGTTCAATTCCTCTTTCTTTTGATTTAGCATTTGTTCATAGCGAACTACTTCATCAGTTAAGGTTTTAACCTGATACTCATATTGAGTGACCTTTTCTCTTTTTCTTTGGTTCTCACCATTTTGAGCAAGAATAGCCTGTTGCTGATTGATTAAATCTTGAGGACTTACCAAATCTTTAGGTGCATCTTCAAAGAACGGTTGTTCCTTAGCAAACTTAGCTTTTTGATCAGCAATACGACCTACTGTCAATCTTTCCTGATAAAGCTCATTTTCTTGTTTTTGATAAACAGCTAATTGATCTCCAACTCCGATGATATTTAAAAGAACTTCCGCCTTTTCCTTGTTTGTCTTGTTCATGAATTTTGGTAAATCCAACGCAAGCTGTTCAATAAAAGAATTCAACAAGTTTTGTCCTGCTTTCTTACCGCTAGGATCAGTAACTTTTAAAGAACTGTTCTTTCCTTTTCTTTCAACGATAATTCCATTGCTTAATGTAACTTTTAAAACTGGTGGAATAGTTGAGCCTTCTCTTGCAGCGTTGCTGGGCTTGTTTTTATCTCCACCTAAAGCCCATGCGATACTGTCAAGTACCGAAGTCTTACCTTGGTTATTGTCCCCACCAATAATAGTCAATCCATTTTGTGTTGGATCAATCTTAACTGCTTTGATTCTTTTAACGTTTTCTAACTCCAATGCATTAATCTTCACTGACATCTTTACTTTCCCCTTTGTCTCTTTCTTCAATTTTATTTTCAATAAGTTTTATTAATGTACCCGTACATTTTTCGAACTCATTTATTGCTGATTCATAAATATCCTTTACTTGTTTTTCTGAAATACCGTATGCTTCACTTAAGAAATCACTTCCGCTAATTCCTAATCCTGCATCCATTTCAATAATAAGATTGCCATCTTCATCATAGTGAGCTGTTGAAAGCAATCTGATAACGTTTAATTTAGGCTTTCCTTCAGGTTCAAAATTTAAATCTTTTCCACTGATTTTTACTACTTCAATATCTTTTGCACCCGCATCTTTAGCGGCTTGAATAATACTTTCTAGAAATTTATCCATTTTTATTTCTCCCTTTTGATGTATATTTCTACTTGATATCTTTCTTGTTTTGGATATTCACTAAAGATATCAATTTTGTTTCCTTTGATAGCTCCTCCGCAGTCTTGAGCTAGATATTCTTTTCCATCTATCAAAACTGTAGAACCATAAGGAATGATTGAAGGATCTACCGCAATGGTTTTACCTTCTTGTGCAATTACACCTGTAGAAGTTAAACTTCCATAGATGTCTTCTCCTGGCCAATAATACGTTATGGTAAACTGGCCAAGTGCTTTTCATTTAGAAAGTTCATCAACTTGTTCTTGTAGTTGATTTCTTTCTACCTGGATACATTCATACATAGCTTTGTACTGAACATATTCACTTAATTGGTTTTGAGTTTCTTTCAACTCTTGCTTATATAACTCCATTTGTTTGCTTTGTTCTTCATAAGCTGCTTGTGTTGATTTTGCTTGAGCATAACCAGTACCACTAAGAATCAAACCGAAGACACAAAGTCCAAACAATGTGACCTGAGCTTTTTTAGTCAATCTCATATTTGCAATTCCTCCCGAATTTGTTTATAATTTATGTGCTATGTTGTGTGTCCTTTTTTCAAGGGCACTTTTTTCATTTAAAGAATTAAGCAACGCAATAATCAATTGCTCACTAGGACTTCTACTAAACTTGTTCATGTAGTCCTCGAATGCTTTTCTTGGAATGTGTACGTTTCTTCTTTTGTTAGCTATCGCAACACTTCCTGGAAAACATCCTTGTTGAATTGCATTGATAATGAATTCTCTACTCTTATGAGTAATCTTCATAACTTCTTCAACTGAAATGTTATTTTCATCCATGAGCTATCCCTCCTTTCTATGAAAAAGCCAATTCACTTATTTCATCTGACAACTCAGCAAATTCAACACTTGAAATCAAGCCCAACATACAGGCATCTTCAATAATTGCTTGTAATCTAATGTATTGATCAGAAACATGTGAGTATTCACTTTCAAATTTAGCCATCTTTAAAATAACTTCTTTTACTAAACAATTTTTAAATTCTTCTTTAGCTTTTTCTTTACGTTTAACAAGCTTTTTTAAATACTCTTTTTCATTTTTGATTTTGAGTTTAATAATCTCCACTTGGTCTTTTTGTTCCATAATTTTTTCTCCTTCCTACTACTGACCATCAAGGAACCAACCTCGTGTTATTTAAAATGATTAGTTTCATAATATTAGGACCATCTTTATGATTTATATGACTTTTTTATTTGTTCAGGAGTTGAGATTTGCTCCTGGATGATCAGTAATTTAATATTTGACACAAAATATTTTATTTTGTTTCATTTTGAAACATACTATTTAAAAAAAATATCTTCTACATTAGAATTATAAATCTTTGCAAGTTTAATCTTTACTTCATCACGTGGAACTCTAATTCCTGCTTCATAATTAGTAACTGCTGCTACTGATATTCCTGCCATTTTTGAAATTTGCTTTTGCGTGAATCCACATTCTTTTCTAAGTCTTCTCAATCTTCTTCCGATTTTCTCATTTGATGGCATTTATGTCGCCTCCTTTTTGTTTCATTTTGTGTCCGCACATTAATCATATCATTTGTTTCATAATGTGCCAACACAAAATGAAACAATTTTGTGTTGTAAATGTTTCATTTTGTGTTATAATTCTTTTAGGAGGATGATATATTATGAATATTATAGCAGATAGAATTAGAAGTCTTAGATTAGAAAAAGGATTATCTCAACAAGAATTATCTGAAGAAATCGGTATTGGAAGAAGTACTATCGCAAATTATGAACAAGGAAAGCGTGAGCCAAACATGGAGACGTTAGAATTATTTGCTGATTTTTTTAATGTAGATATGAATTATTTAACTGGATATTCTAATATTAGAAATCTTAATAACCTATCAGCTACATTGCATGTCCCGTCTGACTATTGGCCAGATGATGATGAAGAAACTAGAATTGAAAAATATTTAGCTCTTCAAAACTCTATTGATCAAAATAATTTTGATAATAATTTTACAAAAAAAGAAAAAACTATTCGTGCTATCAGAAGAGCTTCTGATAATATGACAGATGACGATTTAGATAAAATGATTGATTTATTATCAGTCGCATTCAAGGAGGCATTTAATGAGAGTGACAAATAATCTTGTACCTGAAGAACCTAGATATTTCGAAGTAAGAAAATTAGCTATAGATACTCTTCTCTCTTGTAAATTTGCATTTATTCCTGTTTCTCCAGCAGGAATAATGATGCAATTATTTAAAGGCAAAATTGCTTTTATGAATTATAGTAGACTCGCTAATATAAAAAAATGCTCCATTGATAAAATATCAGATGAATTACAAACCGAAGATGCCGTAACACATAAAATCAATGGAAAATATTTAATAATTTACAATGACACTATTTTAACAGAAGAGAGACAACGATTTACCCTTGCACATGAACTAGGCCATATTATATGTGGTCACTTAGAGCTTGATGAAGATTTAATGCACTTGCCTGATTATAAACATGAAATATTAGAAAAAGAAGCAAATGCATTCGCTTCGGAATTATTAGCTCCAACATTCCTTTTACAATTTTATATCAGTATAGGTAGTATAAAATCTTGGCATGGAGTAAAACAAAACTTTTGTGTTTCTCAGCAAGAAGCCCAGATTTTATTTGAAAGAGCACACTATCCTTCAAATAAAGAAATTGCACTTTATCGTTGTGATGAAGTATTAACCAATTTAATATTCATGCAACAAAAAAACACTCTAGCGCCAACTAGAGTGTCGAGCAATAGAAAACCATAAATACTATTGCTTAATCTTAAAGTGATACGCCAATATCACTAGTAAAAAAAGCCAAACCAAAAGCCCTTTTACACATTGGATTTTATCACACTAGACATAAATAAATCAAATAAAAGGAGATGTATCTATGAACGTTTTAGAAAAAATGGTAAAAAATAAACGTTTACCTGTATTATTTATCGGCTCTGGTATTCCTAAACGTTATTTAAAAAACTTTCCAAGTTGGGATGAACTTTTAAATGAATCATTTTCAAAAGTAAAT